TCTCGACCTTCAACGTTTGACGCACTGACGGTCGTGGTGTTTTGTCCCTCGAAAGATGAGCGGGGACTGAGATGCTCCGACCAAGCGCCTCCTCTGCCCTGCGCCGTCGATGGAATACGTTCCTTATTCCTACTTCGTACCGAGTCGCCATGCCCTGAGCACCGATTGACGAGAACTCAGTCGCAAATATTTCGTGATCAGTCGGTAGCTTCGGTCTTGCCATATCCTCCGCGCCTCGCAAAATTATTGCACACGTGCTGGAACACTTGCCGCTTCAACCCCTGATCTCTCTCCCCTTGCTTTGGCTCGGCATCCCAGACTTCTTTCATGGCCCGATCCATTGCCTTAACCATGTCAGCAGCCACAGACCTTGGCGACCTCATCTGCGCTTACCCACCCGGCGCTCATGAGCTTTGATCTGTTCTTCCCAATCGGCAATCATGTCAACGTAGTCCTGCTTGTAAAACTTCACCGGGTCTCTGCGCGTCGCCAGCATGTGCTCAACTGTGTCGTGACCATACCATTGCTGCATCCAGATCGTGTACTCCTGCGCCGCCGATCCATACCGCATACCGTGGAGATTACACCCGCCACATTGGGGGTTAACATTCTGCTCTTCTAGCGCCCACCGCGATGACGAACCCTTAGCCAGCCAGTGACCTCCTTGCATTGCGGTAAAATGATCAACCTTGCCGCAGCTCACACACTTGCAATACCCATTGTCATCGGCTGCACTGATTCTGGCAAGTTTTTGCAGGGTCTTCAATGCCTTGGCGCGGAGTGTTGCACTCGTTTGTTTCTTTGCCATTACACAATCCGGCGTTGGTTGGCTTGCTTCGTGCGCTCTGCGTCGAACATCAACTGACCGAGCATGATCTGCTTCTTCAACTTCTCAGCGGTTAAGCTGGCTTGCGCGACTGCCCGGTAGTGGTTTGCCCACTCTCCGGTTGATCTTGTTTCTGTCTGCGCCTTAGCAGCACTTGCCCCGCCGTCCATGAATGCCTTCTGAGTGGCGGCCTCGTAAGACTTGAAATTAGTTTCTGCCTCAATCGCTTCCCGACTTGCCCCCTCCCACTCATTTATACGTTCACTCAACCTTTCTAAGATGCGATCCATTCGATCCATTTTCTCTCTCCCACGTCGTGACATTTAGTAGGGTATGGTGGCCCCTACTAATCTTTGTCTTTATTGTTAGTCCGCATTTTCACTCGACACTTCCACGCTGCCCATACGTCGCCCACCTCCCTGCCCATATATCAACTGGGGGGGAGGGTTTTGCCACCGTTTAACGAGTGTTCGCTTTGGCGTTCCTACTAAGACGCCCGGATTCAAACAAATTGTCTTTGGTCGTTTCGCTCAACGGGTCAACCACCCGCACGCTTTCGCGCCTCTGCCACCGAAGTGGAGCAAAAAAAAAGGGCCGACCCCCAACAACAGGGGAGGAGGAGAGGAAGGGGGCCGACCACAAACTTAAACCGTCCAATCTTCCAAGAAGATGTCCGGCCTCAAATCATGTGGCTTCACCTCGCCATCGGAAACCCGGCAAAGCCTAACAACGTGTGGGGATGGTACACCATTTTTCCGCCAGTGCTGAATTTGCTGAGGATATGTGTCCATCGCCCGAGCCAACGCGCTCACACCGCCAGCCTTCACTCTTAACTTTTCAAATACTTCTTGATTCATTTCATTCTCCTGTTGACTGCCAACAGTACAGTAAAAATATTTTCATTGGAAGGGTTGCGTTACATAAAAGATTCGTGTTTAATGGCTTCAACAACAGAGGAAACCAATATGTTCGACGTACCAAACAGACCGATTGAATCCGACCCGCGCTTTCAAGCGATGTGGGGTGACGCTGACCTTTGCCCAACCTGCGATGATGAACTGCGCGATCTGCACGATGACGGCCACGCATTCCTAGTGTGCCCGACTTGCGATCTTGGCGAACCTGCGAACAACGATGTCAGCTTCAAGCTAAAGTTTTACGGCATGACAGAATGCCAAGGCTTTGATGACGGCATCGTTGACGAGTCACGCGCAGAAATGTCTGAGACCCAAACGTGGTGGGAAGAAAACCTGCACTGGACGATTGCCAAGTACGAAGACGAAAGATATGTCCCCGCCAAGATTAAGGACGGCAACGAATCCGGCCAGTGGTTCATATACGCCCGTGGCTACCAGATCGCCTGCATTGTGGAGGTGGCTAATGGGTAGAGTGAAGTCCGAACTTATGATGGATGGGCCAGACGATGATCTGGTCGCCAAACCAATCTCGCAGACGGTGGACAACATCCGCCACTGCGACCTACCAACCAACTCGGTCGAGCGTTACGAGTACCTAAGAACCCAACTGAAGGAACTGATGAATGGAATCAAAACCAACACTGATTAATGCGCTCGTGAAAGCGCAGTCTGAGATGTCGCACGCGGCATTCGACCAAACAAACCCACACTTCAAGTCGAAGTTCGCTTCGCTGAAGTCGGTGATCGACGCTGTCAAACCCGCACTCAATGCCAACGGAATCGCCTTTGTGCAGAAGTCCGTGCCAATGGAAGCTGGCATCGCTGTCGAGACTGTCTTCTATGGACACGGTGAAGAACTAGCCACTGGGCCGGTGACCGTTCCTGTTGATCGAGAGAACGCGCAAGGGTTTGGCTCGGCGTTGACATACGCGAAACGCTACTCGCTTGCGATGGCCTGCGGTGTGGCTGCTGACACAGACGATGACGGCAACGCGGCATCGGCTACGCCTAAGCGCAAACCACAGTCAGTCACCAAGACTGTCTTGGAGGAAGAAGGAATAAAAGTTGATGAGCACAAGCGCGGGCAATACGTTGCCGAGATAGCTAACGCGATCAATGCCGACGATGTCGGCGGACTCAAAGAACTGCTGGCAGAGCTGACCGCAGACAGCGAAATGAAGTTAGCTGTGTGGTCTGAACTACCATCACCAATCCGATCATTCATCAAGAAAATGGAGAGCGACAAATGAAACCCAAACATGGATTCTCGAAGGAGATCTATACAATCGTGAAGGCCCATGGGCCTCTTGCCTACAGCGGCATCCACACCCGCTTGAGGCAGCGCAGTGTGCGGATGTCAAAAGACCAAGTGCTGAAAACCCTCAGCAATATGGTGCAGCGGAATCAGCTTGTGCGATCAGAGCACAACCCGAAGAAGTTTGTGGTCGTGGACTACAAGGATCACAAGGACGTGATTGTCTCTGACCCTATACCAACCCCTCCCGCTGTGGAGAAAACCCCTGAGATCGCAGAATTACCCCCTTCTGAGGGACTTCCGCACCTAGACTCAACAGCGATTATCATGATCGCAGCCATCGCGGCAGGAACAGCCGCACTCACCACCATCGTATTGAGGTTTGTATGACAGATAAGGTATTCGCGCAGGGTTTGTATGTGAAGCCGCCAAAGGAAAACTCGCCAGACTTTGTAAAGTTTGGACTCAGCATCAAGCGGCAGGAAGTCATGGCTTGGCTGCAAGGCCAGTCGGAGGAATGGATCAACTTGCAGGTTAAGGAGGCTAAGTCGGGTAAGTGGTACGCCGAGGTAGATACTTGGAAGCCAGACCCGAACCGAGCGCGACCGTCGCAGCCAGCGCAGTCGAACCCCTTCGAAAGTCTAGACGAGGATATACCTTTCTAAATAATATTGTATGGCGGGAACTTTCCGGGCAGGCGGTAGCGGCCAGCGTCAGCCTCCCCTCGGGGATACGAGAAACAGATGGTGTGCTTGTGCCCGCACAGATTCACACATCAACACCATCAACTGGCCCACTTAACTAAGGAAAGACATGATCGAGAAAGAAGACTTCACGCGACTGTACAAACCATTCTTCCAGCTTCACCCGTTCAAGAAGCGCGACTGGCCGGACGGGTTGGGCGAAGTGCATTACAAGGCATTTTGTCGTGACAGCCCTGCGCTAATGCAAGAAGCGATGGGTTTGTTGGTGGAGAAGCTAGACCACTTCCCCACACCTAAAGACATACGGTCGCAGATCACCGCACTCAGTACATCAAAGAGTGAGGGCAACGAAGGCAAGACCAACGGCACCAGTGTCAGCGAGGAAATCGGGTGTCGCTACCTCGAGCACAAACATGGCGTCGAATACAACGGCAAGCCAGTGCCGTGCCCTGACCCCCTCCCGTCGTGGATAAAGCAGGAGGTTGACCGGGTTGATGACATGCTCGGCCCGCAGTTCCCCATTAAATCTAAGCTAGGAAACGTAGGCTTTGCCATTGTCCAAAAGGAAAACAGATGAACGACGCACTCAAAGAATTCTTAGCCAACGGTGGTGAGATCCAGCAGCTACCATCGAACGTGCCACGCGACTTGAACGTCTGCCTGAACTGTAAGAACCTATTCCCGACAGCGGAGATGACCAAGGGTAGCCAGCGCCGATGCAAGAAGTGCCACGAGAGACACACGAACTTCAAGACGAGCCGGTAGACTTGTTCTATAAAGCCATCAAAGCGCAGGAAAGACTGCAGCGTGAGTACCTTGACTACAGGCTAGCCAACGTCAGCGCCCCATTCAGTGAGGCAACAAAGCGGCAGATATGGGAATGGCAACGTCAAGGGAAAACCACACGGTGGATTGCGGACGAACTGAAGGTAACACGCTACAAGATTCACCTGCTGGTTAAGCGCACATCGTGGCCTGCGCCGACGAACCTAGCCTAAAACAATATCGAGGCGAACCAGACAGCCACGAAGATACCGGCGATCATAGCTGCCACGCAAACCACACTCCCGAGCAGCGGCTTCATATTTGGAAGATCAGCCATATGGCGAGCATGATTGCTATTGGGATGAGGCCAACAGAGACAGCGATGACAATGGCTAGCTGGGTTAGCTCTTTCTTCCTGCGCTTTTTAGCCAACTCCAACCGGCGGATCTCAGCAGCCCTAGCCTTGCGAGCCTCGGCCATAGCCTTCATCGCATCGTCCCACAACTGACCGTTGCCCGAATAAAGGAATGCCTCGCGCACTTGTGCTAACGCATCGTCGGCTTCCTTCTTCGCTAACTGCGCTTTGACAGCATCGGCTGCGCTAAGTGTCTTGGTGTTTTGTAGCCTTTGTAGATCGTGCTGACCCTCGGCTAGTGCGGATAGGTAGCCACTGATCTGGCTAAGGTCTTGGGTTGCTTGAGCCGTTTTGTTTAGAGCAGAGGCGGCCATGTTCAGGCCACTAATGATAGCCCCTAGCTCAAGAACCATTCCTTAGTAAACCCATAACACAGGTTCTGTCTCGCGCATATCAACGTGAACGAATGTCTTGGCTACGCCTATGCCTCGGAATCCAAGGTAAAACGCCTGCTTCACTAACTGCCTACGTTCCACGCCGTTAGCTACTGCGATGTCACAAGCAATACCCTGTGCATGGGTACCCGGCTTTGACTTCTTAGCCTCTAAACTATGACGGGGAGAGCGGTATCCAGACGTGATGTACAGCGGCCTACCAACAGCAGAGCGTAGCTCGTCAACCTTTCGGATCAGGTCACTACTGACATTATTCTCGCCGGTCTCTTGGCAGTCGAAGTCTTCACGCTTGAAGTAGAGATAGTCCATCACTTCTTGACCTTGTTCATTATTCCTATCGCACCCCTCACACCGAAGGATGCAGCGATGATTACGGACAACCCGTACTGGTACCACTGAGGCATGGTCGCTAGAACTGCGAAGCCCTCGCGGACATACGGTACAGCCGAGGGGACGAATGCTAAAACTAATGGGATGGAAAACAGGATGGTGATCCACTCGTCTTTCCAGCTAGTGTTGCTAGCCCTAGCCATAGCGGTTTCCCAGTCAGCCGCGCTCTTGGATTGGTTGATCATTACCGCAGCCTCAGCCTCAGCCTTTGCTTTGGTCTTGGCAACCTTGCCCTCGATCCACGTTCTACCGAGATCAGCAATCGGCCCTATGGCATTGAAGAAGCTCACTTGTCTGCCTTCTCGTCCAGCTTGAGCATGATCCTATTGAACATGTCTCGTAGTTCAGCCATGTCCACGCGATAGTCATCGCGGCGTACATAGGTCTCGGTCGATCTACGCTCCATGTCGTACAGTTCCCCGCGCGTACCTTGTAGCATGTCCCAGAAAATCTTCATAAAGAACCCCGCCAATAGCATCAGCCCACCAAGAACTACATCGAAGGCCGTGTTCATATCCATTACGATGTATACGCCTTGACCTTCTTGACCTTGCGCTTCTTCATCATGTTGTCGTACAAGCCCTTCTTGGGCTTCTTCATTCCACCATAAGCCATTATGTGAATCTCCTAGTTTTACTTGCTACATCCTTTGGTTGGGATGCGTACTGCTCACCTCGCCTCGTAGCCTTTCGCTTGGCCCTAGTTGTCCTAGCGTACTCAGCCGCCGTTAACTTCTTGATTGCAGACTCGGGCAAGTACCGCTCGCCGGTAGCCTGCGGCCCTTGAGTTGATGGCTTTCCAGACTTGGTGCGCCACTTCTGCTTGCCCCAATCTAATAGGGACTTCTGCGACTTCTTAATCTCGATACCCTCCACCCTTGGCTTTGTATTCACGGGCTAACATCTGTGCTTTACGCGCCGACCATTGCCCCGGATTACCGCCCTTGCCACCAGCCTTGATGCGGTCAAACAGATTCTTCCGCATAGTTGGCTTCGTGTAGTTTCCAGCCTCGTTAACTCTGCTCACCACTTCGTCCTGTTAGCCCAATATGCCGCAGACATCTTGCCCTTGCGGATGTTCCTTGCGTGTCTCGCCTTGAACGATGCACGTCTGTTTCTTGCTGACTCAGACTCACCCTCACGAGCGGGGGAGCCGCTTACACCTTGCTGACCGTAACGGATGGTCTTGACCTTATCACCCTCTTTAGCCACAACGACGTGCGACTTGGTTGGATGCTTCGGTGTCCGCTTTGGTTTGTTGTAACCAGACACACCTATCCTATCAAGAAGACTCTCACTCATTGTTCAGCGCGATCTTGTTCAGGATCTTGTACGCCGTGATTGCCCACGGCTTATCCTGTGGTGCAGTCGTTGTCGCACAGATGACCGACGCTATCGCTATAGCAGCCGTCACTATGTTAAAGGCTAGTATTATGTATTCCATTGTTAATGCTCCATTTCTACCCATTGACCGTTCTCTTCATCCCACTCGTGGAAGCCCTCGTCAGGATAAGGTACTGGCGCTTCCCACAAACAAGTGTCTTCGTTCAGTGTCCAACTAGGGTATGGCCGTGGAGCAATAAAGGCATCGCGCTCCTCGTCATATGTATAGCCAATCCCCGCGTAGTTTTTCCGAAAAGGAGTGCCTCCGCTAGAGTGAACGCCACCGCGTGTGTTGTAACTAGTACGCTTTGCTCCGTAGTACGACTCCCAATCGGTGCCGCCTTCGCCCTCATCTTTACCAACAAAGACCTGAGTGACTATGTTATTGCTATCTAAGATTGCGTAATGCGCCATAGTGTTTATCCAAAGGTTACTGTGTCAGATGGGCCAGCGGCAGTTATTTGAGTTACGTTATTACCAGAGTGAGTTGATGAGGTGTGAGAAACTCCTGCGGAAAATGTCGCTGTCAAAGACGTTGGGTAAATCAAAAGTATGATTCCCGAGCCGCCACTTGCCCCAGTACCGGTTGTGCCACCACCACCACCACCAGTGTTTGCCCCTCCAGCTATTGGCGAAGTAAATGAATTTCCTCCATTACCCCCTCCACCGCTTTGGTATACGCCGCCTCCAAAGCCAAACGTGTTACTTTGGTAAGAGCCACCACCACCACCCTCGCCATATTTCCTAGAAAGTCCTGATGCGCTTATTGCCGTCCCAGTACCACCATTACCAGCAGCGTAACCGCTGCCAGTTACTCCAGAGCTTGCTGTTCCGCCACCGCCGCCTGCTCCGTACCCCGGCCCTACGTTTGATCCGTCACCACCATTATATCCTTGTCTTGGAGGCCCGGATATTCCAGAGCCACCTCCTCCACCATAAAAGCCAGCTCCCCCTCCACATCCTCCATAGCCTACTCCGGATCCCTCGAAGTTCGGCCCATAGCTGCCGCCGCCGCCACCCGTAGACGTAATTGCAGCGAAAGTAGAGTTAGACCCACTATTGCCTACATTGTTGCTGCTTCCATGAAAACCAGCTCCCCCTGCTCCAACTGTTACTGAGTAAGCGGTCTTTGTAAAATACGTCGAGGTGTCTGTCGCCGTAAGTAATCCGCCACCACCTCCCCCGCCAACAGGGTTGCCCTGCCCGCCGCTACCGCCACCG